CATGAAAGATATGTGTTTCAAACTGGTTTGTATGTAATGGTTCAGGAATGGGAATTTAGGCATTCATTTGTAGCCACGACTACTACGACTGTCTAAGTTGTACACGTGTACAGGTAAAAGATGACTTTATATAGAGGAAAAACTTTATTCGATACCGAGCCTAATTGGGCAACACGTCCAACTCACGAATTCGAGAATGAGTACAAAGATCTAAAGTATTATGGACTTGGATTTGGGTATTCAGAATACGATGAGACTGCGATGTTTTTCCAGTTCGGCTTGTCGTTTACTAATAGACAAGAGATCCATAATTTTGTAACGTTCTTTAACCAGAAATGGGGGAGATTAGAGCACTTTTGGGTACCATCATGGCAAGCGGATGTCGAAGTCACTGCCGCATTTAATGCCGGAGACAATGATATCACGATTAAGGATATCAAGTATAGTGATTATTGGCTATCAAATGACGTGACAGGCCGACACATTATGTTTATTTTTCCCGATGGAACACAAATTGGGAGAAAAATAATCAGTGCTGTGGACTCAACTTCGTTGTCGTTGGATGAGGCTATTGGGAAGGCCTGTACTGCGGATGAACTTCCAGTATTGCTTGTCTCATTCCTGCATTTTGCACGGTTTGATATGGATGAATTAGAGCTTAATTATTATAACCCCTGGACTGCAACGTGTGCAGTGTCATTTAAGACATTGTACGGGGAAGCATCGACTACGACCACAACGGTTTAGAGGGACCAACAAATGACGAAGTCGGTTGGAACAGAATATAACAATAAAGAGTTAAAACATAGGCGTAAACCTGTGGAATTGTACAGGTTTTGGCAGCAAGGTGGTGGTGCGGATTGGCGGTATACGAGTGGTGACGTAGAGATCACGTATAAGGGCAATGTCTATGCCCCTGCTACTTTGCAACGAAGTCCTATATCGTACAATGCTGACTTAGACGTGACGAATGTGCAGATCACAGCATCGCACGTAACCGAGCCTGTATCGCAGTACGTTGCCAGTAATCCTGTAGATCTATTGTGGGTTGAAGTATTTAAGTTGTTTAGAGATCGAACTACGGATGAAGCGAACATCGTATTTATTGGACAGGTACAAAGAGTGTCCATTAAAGGTAGAACTGCGATGATCAAGTGCGTAGGCTTTGAATATTTTTTGAATACGGAGATACCGACAAAGCGAATTTCACCTTCCTGCCAAAATACGTTGTACGACTCTAACTGTGGGTTGACCAAAAATACGTACAAAGTCTCCACAGCAATTACATTGGTTGACAGCTTTACGTTTACGAGTGCAGACTTCACTACGCCACCCGATGGTTATTATGTTCGGGGTGAGTTAGTGTGGGAGAGACACAAGAGAATGATCACGTTCCATGAGGGTACAAAAATTCAGATCAGGTACCCGATTAATGATATTGTAACTGGTGTCGTAGTTGACGTTTATGCTGGATGTAATCAAGCCATTACTACTTGCAGAGATAGGTTTGCGAATGTAGCGAACTTCTTTGGGCACCCTTATGTTCCTGTTGACAATCCGGCAACGAGGTTATACTAATGTACGTATTTGATGACCCAGCTATGCAGGACAAATTGCGAGAAGTCATTGCGGAGTGGATGGGTACTCCATTTAGACATCGAACTTGTGCGAGAAAACTTGGGTGCGATTGTATCCACTTTGTAGGTGGGTTGCTTCAAGAAGTTGGGGTGTTCAAATTTAACCCAAAAAAGATGCTGCCTGAGTACGGACCGGATTGGCATTTGCACAGCACACGAGAGGCCTTGTATGAAGGAATTTGTAGGGTAGCGAATGTTGAACGTGTTGACAAGCCAAAGATAGGAGACATCTTGATCTATCACTTTGGACAGTCTGCTTCCCATGCAGGGATTTACATTGATGGGTATATGGTAGGTGCTATTGATCCAATAGGTGTCGTCAAAATTAACTACCATGATGCGGAATGGGAACCGAAGTTGAGATTTATACTGAGGATGAAAAATGAGTAGTCAAGGAATCATGTGGGCAGGCGGAGGAGCAGTAATTGGCTTCTTCCTTGGAGGTCCTGTTGGTGCCCTTTGGGGTGCTGCAATAGGGTTTGGTATAGGGTCTGCCTTGGGCACTAAAGCTGATATGAAAGTCCCTGGACAGCAACCGGAAGAAATGCAAATTAATCTTGCCCGTGAAGGTACCATACTTCCTGATATCCTTGGAACTCCTAAGTGCGGTGCAGAAATTATATGGCATTATGCAGACGGTGACCGTGTCGAAGAAGAAACTGAGGACGCTGGAGGAGGCAAAGGTGGAGGGTCCCAGGAAGTCGTAGTCGGTTATGAATATTTTGCAACGTGGGCTGTTGCCATTTGTATAGGTCCTGTTGACACACTCTTTACGATCTACCGTGATGACACAGTGGCTTGGCACGGATCATTAGATAGGCCTCTTACTGGCGGGAAAGAAACAATTGCTATTTCAGGAATGGGGAGTGTTGACTTCTACTTTGGTACTTCGGATCAAGTAGCTAATAGTTATGCAAGCAGTCGGGTTGCTGACTCTACGTTGTTACCTGCTTATAGAGGACAATGCTATGCTGTATTTAAGGATTGTTCTATTGGAAATACAAACCGTGTTCCCTCGATGTCGTTTATCGTACAAAAATCTCCATCGGTATCACCATTGAGTGATGACGACAAGGACATCGAAACGTATGACTACAACGCAGCCCATGCGATAGCTTACGTGCTAACTGAAATGGTTGGTCTGCCTGTTGACTACATAGACAGTACATCATTTGATGAATCGGCATTGAGGATACGAGCGGAAGCAATGGGTGTTACTATCCACTTTGGGGATGCCTCTTCTGGGATGACGTACATTGAAAGTATCCTACAGCATGTTGGTGGGATGCTTAGGTATAGTGGACAGGCAAAGTGGCACATGCATTTGTGGAGAGCAGATGAAAGTGTCGATGATATGCGAAGTATTACTAAGAGGGTCCTGTTAGATGAACCGACACTAACAAGGAAGACATGGCTGGAGACTTTGAACCAAGTCAATGTGCAGTATACGCAAAGACTATTCAGAGAGGCCTTGTGCCCAACTGGATGCGATAATTTTGAAGCTGCTATTCCCGCAGGTGGGATTGCAGGTGATGATACTATACCATGTACAATACAAAATTCGAAGTGGACAGAAATTGGGTGTACCGATCTGTCCTTCATGTCGGATGGTATGCCTGTTGCAAAGCGGGGAGTCTTCGACAATATGGCCTATGTCGGTAGTGGAGAGTGGTCATTCGATTATACTACTCATACAGATCTATGTTTTGGGAATGTAATAGATCCAGAATGCCCTATTATCTGTGGTGTTGAAATAGATTGCTGTGGCTGCGCGGCTGTTGTACCTGTGGAGTGGGATGAAGATCTAAGTGCAACGGAGATGGCCCAAAGTGCCACTGTTGATGTTTATGTCAAAGAGGGTCTTGGTCCGTATAGTTGGGAAATTAGTGGAGTGGGTTTTTCACTTGGGCATACTCAAACTTCTGGTTTGCATAATACCGTACATTCAAATGGAGCAGCTTGTGGAGCAGCCGCAATTACGGTTACCGATGTTTGTGGGAATGTGACTTCTGACTATGTAAGATGCACAACCGGACAATGGATACAAGACTGTATTGATATAGATGGTGGTAACTGTAATGTGGTTGCATGGAATCCTGTGATACTTCATAGCTACCACTACGTAGGGTACAAAAGAGTACACATATACCAGAGGTGCTTGTGGTCTGGAGGGCCTATTACTCCGACAGCTTGTGTATTTAGGACCTGTGGAGGTTATGACTCTGCGCATTATATACCCACAACAGAATGTATAAGTTGGCCCGATCGATCTTGTATAGCTTTAACTGGTGGCCCTTATACTTGTATTGGAGCAACTAATGAGTGTTGTACGCTTAATTTAGGGATAGAAGTAGAACACTGGGGCTGTTAAACAAAGGAGGAAACATGGAAGCAGGTGACAGTAGGTATAACGAAATAGAAATAGCATTGGAAGTATTCAGTTTTAAACATATTCAAGGACTTCTAACTTTGATGAAACTTTTGAAATTCCAAAAAATTGAGGTTGTCGAACTCAAAGAATATGTCGAAGTAAAAAGGGAATGGGAGATTGCTACTGCACAACAAAACAGGGAAGATCAGATTAGGATGAATGAGTTGTGGGAAGCGAATGCACCGCATTGTCCTACTTGCTCAAAAGTGTTATTGCTTCGTCCCATTACTATACCAAAAGGAAAGGGAAATTTAAAGGGTTACACCATGCAGTGGTATTGTTCTAATGGGGAGTGTGGATATGAGAAGTATGGTTACGAAGATGTGATGGAGATTCAAAACAGGATAGTGGAAGGAACGTACAATGCCAACCATTGATTATAGGCAGTCGTTAGAGCTTTCGCCCGAGTTGGCGAATAGAGATATCACCCAGAGGCTTAGGGTGAAGACGATTAAGCTTGTGATGCTCACGAGTCCCAGGACAGCAAATTGGGCTGCTGACAAAGCGTTGAAAGCCGAAGCCTACCCATTAGCAGAGATTACGTTTCTTGCAAATAGGGATGAGTGGGACTTAGAGCGTGGTGATCTGTTTAAGTTTACCTACGACCCTTGGGCTATCACTAATATGGTATGTCGAGTAACGAGTATCCATGAGGAGAGTTTAGCTGGGGAGTCAATTAAAGTTACGGCAACCGAAGAGGTGGAATACATAGCAAAGGGTGCCTCAACCGGAGGGTCCAGTGGCATAGGTGGGGTCACTCCTCAAACATTAGATCCACTGTCAAACGTGACTGTCGTAGAAGCTCCTTATGTACTGGCTGGTGTCGGAGCGATTGCTGTCATTCCATTAGCGCATAAAGAGACAGGAACAGAACTTGGATTCTACGTGTATATGAGTATTGATAATGGGGTGTCGTATAGCAAAGTTGGATACGTCCCTGTCTATGCTGTACATGGAACACTAAGTCAGGCTTATGATGTGTCCGAACAGTGGGTTGATGACGATGAAGGATTCTCAATAGACTTTGATGGACCCACTTCTGAGTTGAATAAGATCCAGACAATTACACGTACAGAACTTTTAACAGGCAAGAACCTTGCACTACTCGGAAATGAAATAGTCGGAGTCCAGACAGCTACGCCAGTGACGACTACGAAGTATTCTTTTTCAGGGATATATAGAGCAAGGTTTGATACGATTAAGGAGACCCACGCTCCAGGTGAAGACTTTTGGTTTATTAGCACCACGTATTTTAACCAGATTACGAATGCTAATTTGTTGGCGGGAGCATCAATAAAGTTTAAATTGCTTCCATACAATGCGACACTCGCAGGTGATATTAGTTTAGCTACGGAAGTGAGTAACACCATTGAGGGTAGAAATAAAAAGCCATATATGCCTTACAACCTGAGAGCTAACGCAAAGCATCGAAGTGCCGTGTATAGCAGTGCCATTGTTTTGACCTGGGACCCCAGATATCGGGGCATTGGTGCTGGTATCGGAGTTCCAAGTGCGGTTACGGATGCGAGTCCTACCTGGGAAGGTTATTTTAAAGTCGAAGTCTATGTATCTGACGTGTTGGTTCGAACTGCGTCAGCCCTTAATGCAGTAACGTACACGTATACCTCTGCTTTCAATATAGCTGATAATGGAGCACTTGCTAATACTGTTGTTTTTAAAGTATCGAACTATCAAGTTGAAGACAGCGTTACCTATGAAAGTGACCAGATAACGCTAACAGTCAATAAGGAGTCTTAGAATGGCAACTGACAAATACGGATTTGATCTAATCCCATACGGAACCGCTGGATGGAATGGTCTCCTGTCGGACAACATGGAACAGGCAGATGAAATGATTCATACCTATATTTTAGCTACGCTTGGTGAAGGTGTGGATAAGGGTGATGCCTTATACTTAGATAGGACTATGAAGACATGGGTAAAAGCAACGGCTGATGGTGTTGCACAACCTGCATTAGCATTCGCCATTGAAGCAGGTTCCGCAACCGATCAGATTAGAGTGCAGCGTATAGGTAGTCTAACAAGAAGTGCGTGGAAGTTTAAGGTGGGTTACCCGTTGTATCTCTCCCCAGATTTTGCTGGGGGAGTAACGCACCATCGTCCTGCATCAAATGTGCAGGTAGTCGGATGGGCGTATGGTAGTCATACTTTGTTTGTGGATGTGAGAAATACCGAAGACTATGCCGGTACATTTAGCACAACCACAACTTCGAGTACAACTACAACTACGACAATACCTATATAGGGAGGAGAAAACAATGAATCCAGTTAGCGTATTTGGATGGGCAGAAGTTGCAGGAATAGCGGGAGCTGCCTTGGTTTGTTTAATGGCACTTGTTAGTGTTTTGCTTGGTCTTATCCTGAGGAAGCAGAAGGTATCGAGTACAAATGGAGATGGGATTGTTAGTCAGGTATCAGAGATAAGAAAAAGTATCGAGTTTAAAGTAGACACAGAAATTCTAAATCGGAAATCAGATTTTCTTGTGGTTAAAGACATGATACAGGTGAGTGCAAAGGAGAGAAGGGAAGATATAAATTCATTACATGCAAAGCTTGATGCAGGTTTGCGAACTGTCGTAGAAGATTTTAATGCTATGTGTGGAAGGAGCCAGGAACTATGCGGAGAAAGACATATAGCCCTATTACGTGGGACTGAAACTAAATTGGCTCTCACCTGTCAAAGGGTAGGGACTATTGAGGTTGATAGATCGAGGAAGTGGGATGGGCAGGAAGTCGTAAACAGGGACATGCTCACAAAGCTAAATGTAAGGCATAAGGATGGTGCTTTGTAACGTATTGAAAGTACGTAATTATTTAAAGGGTTGACAAATTTTATTCCTTATGGTATGATCGTTATCGTTTACTAATTTATTAACCACTTTTAACTTATGGAGGTGCAACATGCGAAAAGTTTTTGGCGTAGTATCAATAGCTTTGATGCTATTGTTAGTTTGTGGAACAGCGTTGGCAGATGTCACGTATGTTACTACAAATCAGGCAACCGTTGAATGGGGTGCCGTAACAACGATGGTGAAGGATGGAGCTGAAATTGCTCTGCCTACAGGTGACACAGTGAAGTATCGTTTATTCCTTGTGGATGCTGTCGCTGATCCTGATAAGGCAAGTCCAGTGACGCTTGGAGATACGGAGCTATTAGAGTTCACTATTACACTGACCACTGAGGGTAGGTACATTGCTGGAATTGTGCCGATACGAGTTCCAGCCGGAACCACGGAAGAAGTCATAGGTCAGGTTGTATGGTCGGATGATGTAGCTGCTTGTCTGGATGGGAAGACATTTGGGTTTAGAATGTTCTACCCACCTGGGAAGGTTACCAACTCGTTCGGGCCAAAACCGTAGTAAATGAGTTTGTACACGTGTACAACTACTAACAGGAGGTGATTATGGAAACAGGTATTACAGGAATGTTGATGGCTCAGATCCTTCCACTTGGAGTGTCGGCTGTGTCGGTGCTTGTGTCGTGGGGGTTAGGTGAAGGTATCAGATGGATGAGAGCCAAAACAAAGAATGATAAGGCAGTTAGTGCTTTAGATTTCATTCACGATATAACCGTTGCAACAGTTGCGAAGTACGAGAACACCGTCAAGCAGCAATTGATGGATGGTTCTTGGACAGACTTAGAAAAAAAGTCACTCAAACAAATGGCATTTGAAGACGTTCGAGGGCAAATACCAAAAGCTGTACAAGTAGCTGCGGAGCTTGCCGTAACTTCCCTTGATGGTTACATTGGCTCGAAGATCGAAGAGGTCGTGTTAGAAACCAAAGTCAAAATGGCAATGGCGAGGTCATAATAATGAGACAAAAAAACTTAATCAGAATGTGTTTGGTATTGGTAATGCTTGTGTCCTTTGGGTGTGCGGGAATGGGGCTTAATGTCAATGTCTCCGAGGAAGCCATATATTCCATTGAACGAATAGCTGCACGGACACTTGCATACAAATTGGCTGAGAAATATCCAGGTTCGGTAGAGGATATGTCTAACTTCTGCGGTGACTTTATTAAAGCACTGGATGCCGAACAACCCATATATGCCAACATGGAAATGGCTAAGAAATACATTGCCACGAAGCTCACGGAAGATCCACTATTGCAAGCAAACTTCTATGAGCTTTTGTCTTTGTTGGACTTGCAGGTTGAGCCAGTACCAGGGGGAACCCTGCCTGACCTCTCACCCGAGTTAAAGTTGAAGGTGCGAGTTGCGGCGGCAGGATTTTTAGAAGGTCTAATCTTACAAACTACGGGAACTTTTGTGAGAGTCGAGTAAAGAAGTAACGACCCTTTCAATGAACCCAGGGGAGGATTTCTGTGACTTCTATAGCGTACAAGGATCGGAGAAAAAAGATTCATACTGGTGACTGTATTTTATGGAAAGGCACAGGACTCCTCTCCAAATTAATTATGAAGTTTACACTTTTTAGCCATGCTTCAATAGTCGTTAGATTTATGCAAGGATCAGAGGAGGATGTTGCTCTTAGGTCCAGAATATTTTTGGTTGAAGCACTATCTGGAGGGTTACAATTTAGGTTACTGTCAGAGAGGATGAAGGAGTCCCCAAAAGTCGGGGTGTACCACCTACCAGCGAAGTTATCAATGAAGCAGATCGAGTTGTCCAGAGACCATGCACTTGTCGAGTGCGCAAGACATGTTCCGTATGATTATAGCAGTCTTTTTAAAAATGCACTTGGTAGATTCAGTAGCGATGCACGTGCATACTTTTGCTCTGAATTTGTTTGGCATAACTGGATTGAAAGTGGAGTCCTTAAAAAGAAGGATAACATGAAAGCACCCAGGCCTGGAGACCTGCCAGGGTTGATCCTTAACGCACCTGTTAAAATCCATTATTAGGAGGGATTTGAAATGAAAAAATTTATAGCCCTATTTACTCTTGCCTTGGTTCTCTTAGCAACGTTCGCTTATGCGGAGGCCAAACGTACAAAGTCAACTCAGATGTATACGGCTGATCGAGTTGTAAACCTTGGTGCACCATTCTTTCTTAAAAAAGTTAAGTGGGCAACAGATGGGTCAAAGGCCCTGACGATTAAGGTGTACAGGCGAGAAGTTTCAAACAGCACTAACTTTATAAACTACATTATTCCAGCAATCCTTACGCCTGGATTTGAGTATTTTGACGATATGTATGTCCCGAGTGGCATACTGGTTTTTGATGTCACTACTACTGGAACTTGTGCTTTTTGGTTTGACTTCAAAATGAAGAACTAATTTTAGAAGTCGGAAGAAAAGGAGAAACCTTTTATCGTAGATAATGTATAATAAATATTAACTTTCAAGCAACGCCCGACAGGGAACGATTGCGAAAGGAGACAAAAAATGTCAAAAGAAAAAATTGCGATCCTCACGAATTTCATGGAGTTTAATCCTGGGTATTCACTGACAGGGATTGTTAAGGATCAAGCCCAGATGCTTGCCAGAAGGGGCCATGAAGTCCATCTCTTTGTTAATTCGAAGTATCATGGAGAGTCATTTAGTGAAGATGTCACCCTGAGAAAGCAGATCCCGTTTGCCCACCTTAAGGACTACTCCTCACAACGAGATATCACACCGGAACACCATCAAATAATCAAAGACACTGCAAAAATGTTGGTAACAGAGTTGGCTGACTTTGATATTGTTTTCACACACGACTTCGTATTCACAGGATGGTTTCTTATCTATGGGTTGGGGTGCAAAGAAGCTACAAAAGACCTGCCAAATGTTCGTTGGCTCCATTGGGTCCATAGTGTGCCGAGTAGCCTACGTGATTGGTGGCGCATTAAAGAATATGGGCCAACGCACAAACTCGTATTTCCGAATAACACAGATAGGCTACGGGTTGCCGAACAGTTCCACGGTGAACTTAAAGATGTTCGGACAATACACCACATTAAAGATATCCGGTCATGGTTTGACTTCGAAGATCAGACATGGGAATTTCTTGACGAGTTCCCTGGGGCTTTGCATTCCGAGATCGTTTGTGTCTATCCTGCTTCCACTGATAGGCTTGCAGCGAAGCGTGCTGACAAGGT